CCTTTGTTTGTTATCGTTGAACGCTGTATTAAGTTCGGGATAAAAAAACTTCTATGCAAGAACTTTCTTTAAAAAACTTTAATCCTCCTTATAAAAATAATTTATTTACTTACTTTTAAATAAGGTGATTTGTATCACATTTTTGTATTATACTATGCGTATGATAGAAGTATGTTTATTTGCATTGGGCGTTGGAACTGGCTATGGCTTGTCAACGCTCTCTATTTTTATGGGCAATAAGATGGCTAACAACATGGTGCAAAGATTCACAGCACCAGTACAGACCCAGGATGAGCCCTCTATCGACACAGAAGTGAACCCCATATATGACTTCTCTGCCTATGAAGAAACACTACAAGACTACATAGGTACAGACACCACAGATAAAGACAGCTACATACCAGAAGATGACGAATTTAAGGAGGTCAACTAAATGATATACAACAGACTAATGAAAAAAGCTATGGGTAGTAAGGGACTCCAGAAGGGTGGCATGATGCAAAGATTGTTTGCTGGTAAGAAGAAGAGAGGGGTACTACAGAACCTAGCAAGAATGAATATGATGAAGGGACTTGGTGCCATGGGCAAGGGTCTCTCAATTAAAAAGAAATAGCCTGTAATCCTTGTTTAAACATGAAGAAGAACAAGAATATGAGTGAGAATAAAATAGATAAATTTTTAATTAAGTTGATGAGAGGTAACAAGAGAGTCAACAGAATCTTATCAGAAGCGTGTGGAAAAGCGTACGAGATGGGCTTCCAAACTGGAATGGTAGAGGGAGCTAAGATAAATGGTAAAAAGTACGCAAATAAGGTCAAGAAAGCCTTGAAAGGACAATACAAAGCATGAAGAAGGTGTATAAGAAAAAGCCAAAGATGGTTGAGATGAGTAAGATGAGATATGAATCACCAGTTGAGTTTAAACTTAAAAAGAAGCTAAAGAAGATTAAGCCTAAGACTCGCAAGTTTAAAGATGGTGAGGAAGTAACTCATCAAAGCAGTAGAAGAGCAACTGCTAAAGCGATGACTGAGTATATGTCAGAGAGGGTTGGAGGCGATGTAAGAAAGATTCTAAGGAAGAAGAAGTGAAGAAGACCCCTGCACAGAAGATAAGAGATTATTTTAAGAAGGAATGGATATGCCCAATTATACAGAAGAATCAGAAGACTACAACCCAGAAGCTCACCAAGTGAAGAAGAGCGATAATGGTCGTGACGCTAAAGGTAGGCTACTTCCAGGGCACACTGCGAACCCTAATGGAAGACCTAAGAAGGGTAAGTCTACTGCAGAACAATTTAGAAGTAACCCAAAGGCATTGGATATATTAAACAGGGTAATACAGATAGCATCTACACTAGGCTCAGAGGATGAGCATAAGGATGCAACCAGCTGTGCTAAGGTGGTGGTGGATAAGATTATACCTACCTTAAAAGCCCAGGACATATCGATAGAGTCAGATTCAGTTACTGGCTTTGTAGTGTTGCCTAAAGAAGAAGAGTCAGAAAAGGAGTGATATGAAAGAGTATATGAAAGTAAAGTATAAATCACCTGCTAAGTTTAAACTTAAAAAGAAGCTGATATATAAGGGAGATAATGCAAAGGGAGACCCCTGGTTCAATGTTAAAGCACCACCAGTAAATGTTAAGGGTGGGAAGAGAAGCAAAGAAGAGGTGGCTAAACTTATTGCAAAGAGAAAGAACCCTAAAGATAGAATGACTATAGAATATCGCAATGGTAAGAAGGTTCATGTAGTTGCTCCAAAGAAGAAGAAGTAATGAATGATGTAATCTGGAAGCCCCATGAAGGTGTACAGACATTTGCCTTATCAGTAGGTGATGTCTATGAATGTTTATATGGTGGAGCTAGAGGTGGTGGAAAGACAGATTGTGGTATGGCATGGCTACTAAGAGCAACAGAACATCCAGAAGCTAGAATGCTAGTCATTAGAAGGAATGCAGATGACCTTGCTGATTGGATAGATAGAGCACATAAGATGTATCCATATGCGAAGATAACAGGTAAACCTGCAACGATTAAGTTTCCTTCTGGAGCTACCATTAGATGTGGTCATCTTAAGGATGAGAGTGCGTACACAAAGTATCAAGGTCATGAGTACCATAGGATACTGATAGAGGAGCTTACACAGATACCATCAGAAGAGAGTTATCTGAAGCTCATATCAAGTTGTAGAAGCACAGTTAAAGGACTAGAGCCAAAGGTATTCTGTACTGCTAATCCAGGTGGTAAAGGACATCAATGGGTGAAGAGAAGATTTATACAAGGACACAAGCCAAGAGTGGCATTTAAAGAGGAAGGCTCAAGATATAGAATGTACATACCAGCGACAATAGATAACAATCCTACACTCATGGAGAATGACCCAGACTATGTTAACTTTCTGGATACATTACCAGAGCCATTAAGGAGTGCATGGAGACATGGAGATTGGGATATATTTGCAGGTCAGTATTTCACAGAGTGGAACCCAGGTAAACACATAGTCACAGAGGATGTTGCTACACAGCTAGGATATGGAAGAGAATATAATAAGAAGTACCTAGGTATTGACTGGGGATTCAGTGCTCCATTTGCGTGTATATGGATAGAGGTGACACCAGATAATAGAGTGTTCTGCTATAGAGAGCTATATGGAACAGAGAAACATCCATCAGAGTGGGGACAAGAGATAATGGATATGACTGGAGATGAGGATATATTCATGAGCTTAGGTGACCCATCAATGTGGGCTCGTAATCCAATGAGTTGGAATGCGTCTCATAGTCCAATGTACACAGATAAATCAATAGCAGTTGCATTAGGTCAGTATATACCAAACCTTGTACCTGCGAATAATAGCAGAGTAATAGGATGGCGTAACATGGCTCAGTTGATGCACTATACAGAGGATATGATGCCTAATTTTTATATACTAAAGGATAAGTGTCCGAACCTTACAAGAACCTTACCAGAGATGATAAGAGATGATAAGAACCCAGAGGATATAGATACCACTTTAGAAGACCATATATGCGATGCAATAAGGTATGCACTAACCCATACTCAAGCACCTATAAAGCCACCTAGAATGAAGCCTATATTACAACAGAATATAGAGAAACTATTAGAGTTTGAAGATACAGATGATTCAAGCTATGACTTTACAAGGATGAATTAATGATTAAACCAGATTTTAAATCAAAGAAAGTAGTAAGAGCAGAGCTTCATGCTTCAGATATAGTAGGCTCTCCAGTTACCTTATATCCAAAACAGAGCAGTCGCAAGATTAAAACTGAAATATATAGAGATAATTTAAGTGATATACCAGAGGATACAGCATGGGCTAAAGATGATACTAAACATGGATGGAAGTCAAATGGGACTGGATTTAACAATGGTGGAGCAACAACAAAGGAAGATGGAGCATTTAAGCTAGTAGTCCCAGACCATGCAAGCTCAGTCATGAATCTTCAGCTAGTAGACATCCCTATTTCTGGTGGCGTGTTTGAAGCTGGGAAGCAATACGAGATTTTATTTAAGGCAAAGTCAACAGTTGCTAGCAAAGCTATTAGAGTTCAAACGACTAATTCAGCTTCAGATTGTCCTTGCTATAGAAATGATACAGCTGAGACTATGTCTACAGAATACACAGAGATGAAATTTAAGTGGACAGCAACAACAGCAAACGATTTTAATAGCGATGGTTCTGCTGAAGACCAAAATATGATAAGATTTGTTAATAACACCAGTGGAGATGGAGAAACATACACATACTTTATTAAGGATATTAGGGTCAATGAAATAGAAGAGGACTCACAAACATATAAGAGGATGGCTGTGGCAGACACTTTCCCTTCTGGCAATATGGCAAATGATGCTGTTCTTTTAGGGACTGAAGAAATAGATGATACAGACCTAGGAACTGAGAATCACTGGGCACAAATTACATCCCCAGATGATGGTACTGATGGGTGGACATACCATTCTGGAGCAGACACATTCACATTAACTGCGTCTAAAACAAGTAAAGCAATTACGATTGACACATCAAATCAGAGTGTAGGAATACTAGATGACCACAGATACAGAATAGTAGTAAATGCAACCTTCACATCTGCTGGTAATAATGCAGTATTAAAAATAGATTTAGGTAATCAAAATGCAGAAGACATTATAACTATCACTAAAACAGCAAATGTCTCAGCTACAGATTATACTTATGATGTCAATATAGACCACCCACAGAGTTCTGGTCCGATACTAGAGATTTATGGTTCAACTGGGGCAAGCTGTACAGTAGTTATAAACTCCATATCAATTAAAAGAAATTTTGAATTTGATGTTATTAGTGTAGAACAAGATAGATTTGGGGTTATTGATGCAATATACGACCAAGACACTGGGGCAATGAAGACCTCTGGGGTCGCTGGTGATTTAGTTGATGTGTGCTACCAAGGTCAAACTTCTTTAGTAAAGGACTCTGGAACCTATTCAATACCTAAAGACAGGATAATTACACAAATTTTTAGTACAGGTTCACTCTCCAATGGAGACCCTGTTGACGCATCTATTCCTAATTCAATAGGAGTTATAACAGAGACAACATCCTCGGCAACCTCTCAGCCAATATGCTTGTTTAATGGTGTAGAGCCCCTACCAATGGGATACAGCTACAAAAATTCTTACCAGGTAGAAGCTAAGGCTGGAGCATCAATCAATAGATACAGACCTGTTTCCTTGTATTTAAATGGCGATGGGGAGTTAATGTGTAAAAACGACAGCATAGCAGAAGAGGTCTTAGAAGGCGATGTGGATGCTGTTCAATGTAACCCATATAAGTGGGGATTTTCACAGGATGCAGGAAGCACAGGGGATACGATACTTGTTACTGTAGCTGGTCCAACTAAATGGGATTATGCTGGTGATGCTGTTGCTTCAAGAAAAGGCCACCTTATTAGGAAAGCGATTGAGACTGGAGGTATATGGTCTAGTACAGCAGGGACAGGTGTTCTTCCTAATTCTCATGGAACTATAGTTTCGGATTTAAATGGGTCAGGTCTTTATGATATTATTTTATTTAAAGGTGCCCCTGTAGGAGTGATAAATGATTATAGGCGTACAATAAAAATTAACTGTATATATGGAGATGAGCTTGGAAATCAGTCAGGACATTCATCTATACTTAAGGGTGAGCCAGTTAGTATATTTTTAGACTCAAGTGGTAATTATAGGTGCCTGATAGATGATATTCCTGCACAGCCTACTGATTACTCTGGAAATGCAGTTGGATGTGATGCTCGTAAATGGGGGATATT